TGATAATCAAGACGATCAAGATGATCAGGACGATCAGAATAATGGAGATCCATGTCCTGCAGGATATCAGCTTGTAACTTTACCTGATGGCAGTTCTACCTGTGAAAGAATAGAGCCTATACAACAAGGTGATGGACGTAGAGATACCCCTGAACCACCAAAGCGTAATCCTTATGAAGATAATAAAGAATCTATAGAATCATTCTTTGAATTAAAGAATGAAGGTAAAATAGATTTTAATACTTATGATCCTAAAACTAACTTAGTAGAGTATAACTCTGATGCTAATCAAACTACAACAGGCATTATATTTGGAGGCTTAACAGGTAATCTTATAAATTCTATAGATAATGCCATGGATGAAGCAGAACTAAAAAGAGCAGGCATGTTAGTAGAAAAAGAAAACGGAGGCAAGTTCATAAATCTTCGAGCAGTTCATGATGTAATGAAAACAAAAGTTATGAATCCTGGAGTTCCTGAAGGTAATGTATTAGCAAATACACCAGGTTATTTTGGATTAGAAGATACTAATAACTATTATAAAAATTATCTTGAAAATATGAATATTAAAGAAGAAGATATGAAAATATTTGGATCTACTAATGTGGGCATAATATTTGATGAGATGATGAAATCTGAAAATAAATTTAAACCTAATAAATTAACAAATCAAGGATTTGAAACTTTTGGAAATTCTTATTTCTTTAATGGCAAAAGATTAGATCAGGCAGAAGTAAACAGACTTATACAGTCAGGAGTTACTAACCCTAATGATATAGCTAATGAAATAAAAAAAGACGAAAGTAAATATATTGTGACACAACAAAAAACTAAGTCTGATTCTGATTCAGACGGAGATGGAGGAGATCCTGTATTTATTGGAGATCCAGGACTAGAAGCAGATAGTGGAGATGGTGAAGACGATACACCTCCTTCTAGACCAGAAGGAACTACAGAACCCGGTTCAGGATATCAAGCAGGAGGATCTTATCCTACACCAGAAGAAACCAGAGGAACTAGAGGACCTGGTTCAGGATATCAAGCAGGAGCATCATACACAACTAGAGGTGTTAAAAAAGGAACAGGTGCATCTGGTCCTCCAGGTAGAAATTATTCTACACCTGCAAGAACTAGAGCAACACAAGCTGCTCAAAAACTTGGAACAAAACTAGCTACAAGAGGTAAATAAAATGGCAAACGGAATGATGAACGACCCAATGGCAGCTCCCCCACAGGGCGGTATGCCACAAAACAATATGGCTCAAGGTCAAACAGTATCAATGGATGATGCTGTATTAGATATGCATTTAACAGCAGATGTAAAAAGAGCACTACAATCAAAAGGTGTAGATATATCTGCAGTACAAGATAAAGGTCCGAAAGAACCTGTAATAGTAATACCAGTTTCGGTTATTAGTAGTAGATACCCTTCAGATAGTGTAGAAGGATCTATGAAAGAGTTCATACAAGACATGACTCAAAATAATCAACCAGTTTCTGCATCAGCGATGACAGAAAAACCTACTCCACCTCAAGGCGGATTAGGATCACCAACAATGGACAGGCCACCTATGACTGCTTAGTCGTAGCCCCAGTTAAAAAAAGAAAAGGGCGACCTGTTCTTCCACAGCACCCAAAGGAGATAAAATGGAAGAAAACAACCAAGAGATCCAAGAACAGGATCAAACAACCGAGGCTCTTCTCGAGCCTACACCTTATAGAAATAAATATAAAAAAGATTTAGATAAGGATGAAACAGACGATACAGCTACCGTTTCAGAGGACACATCTGATGAAGATGCCACTCCCACTGAAGAACGCCCTGTAGATGCTGAAGAGAAAGTGTTTAAGAAACGATACGATGATCTTAAACGACATTACGATTCTACTTTAGTAAAACACAAAGAAGAACTTGAGTCACTAAAATCTCAGATAAAAGAGAATGCTGACAAAATTAACTTACCTAAAACTAAAGATGAGGTAGATGCATGGAGACAAAAGTATCCAGACGTTTATGATATTATTGAAACCATTGCTTATACCAAAGCGGAAGAAAAAGCTAAAAAGGTAGAAGCTGAATTAAAAACTTTGGAGACTGAACAAATAGCAGTCAAACAAGAAAAGGCAGAAGTCGAATTAGCTAAACTACATCCTGACTACCAAGATCTTAGAAAAAGTGAAGACTTTCATAAGTGGGTAGAAGAACAAGATGAAGTTATTAAAGGGTGGTTATACAGTAATACTACTAATGCTAGATTAGCAGCTAGGGCAATAGACTTATACAAATCAGATAAGAATATTACCAAGCAAAAAACTAATTCTAAATTAGAAGCATCTAAGTCAGTAACCTCTACAAGTAAAAAAGATGTAGACGCTAGTACTAAGAAAGTTTGGAAGGTGAGTGAGATTAGTAAAATGAAACCTGCTCAGTTTGAAAAATATGAGAAGGAAATAGATCTTGCTAGAAAAGAAGGTAGAATAGTTAATGGCTAATCTTTAACAATCTTATAGGAGGATTATTATGGCAATATCAAAATCGGCAGGTTACGATAACCTACCTTCAGGTAATTTTTTACCTATTATCTATAGCCAAAAAGTCCAGAAGTTCTTTAGAACCGCATCAGTCGTAGAAGATATTACTAATACAGACTATGCAGGAGAGATTGAAGCCTACGGAGATACTGTTAACATTATTAAAGAACCAACAATTAGCGTAAGTTCATACACAAGAGGTGGACAGATCAACATCCAAAACTTGGCTGATGATCAACTACAGCTTACTGTAGACCAAGCTAATGCGTTCGCTTTTAAAGTTGACGATATCGAAGAAAGACAATCTCATGTAAACTTCGAGGCTTTGGCAACATCTTCTGGAGCATATGCTCTAAAAGATGCATACGATGAAAACGTTATAGCAGCAATGGTATCAGGTGCAGGCACAACTATCGGTTCCGATGGTTCAGGTACTGACACTGGTTTTGGTTCATCCGAAACAGACCCATTAGAAATCATGGCAAACGCATCTAAAAGATTACACGGAAACGATGTACCTTTTGAGAACAGATGGTTCTTAGCTAGCCCTGAGTTCTATGAGGCTCTAGCAAGTTCATCATCAAAACTACTAGACGCATCTGTCACTGGAGATGCAGCATCCCCTCTACGAAATGGTAGAGTAATGGATGGTTTAATCCAGGGTTTCAGATGTTATATGACTAATAACTTTGCAGCTTCTTCAACATCAAACTACTTTAAAGTATTGTTTGGTCACATGTCTTCAACTGCTACTGCTAATGCAATTGCAAAAACAGAAGTAGTAAGAGACCCTGACTCATTCGCTGATATTGTAAGAGGTCTGCATGTGTTCGGCAGAAAAGTACTTCGTACAGAAGCACTAATGGTCAGACACTTATTAATTGACTAATAGGAGGAATAACTAATGGCAACAGTCGATAAAACAACTGGCGGTACCGCAGGTCATCCTTCTACTAGAAGGAAGCCTTACTGGGTAGAAAATACAGTGGACTTTTCACTTTTCGATCCAGCAGCTAATGATGTAGTACAAATGTTAAATGTACCTGCTGAAACTCTTGTTATCAACGCAGGACTTGAAGTACTAACAGCTTCACCTTCAAGTGTAACACTTGATTTAGGTGATGGTGGTGACGTAGATAGATACATAGATGGATTAGATTCCACATCTACTGGTCACGGTGCTCAAGTAGCTAACGCATCAAACGTAGGTCATGTATATGGCTCTGCAGACACAATTGATGTCAAAGTGTTAGGTGCAACTGATAACGCAAGTAAAATCAGAGTATGGGCAGTAATGTGTGATGTAAGCGGTTCAGACGAAACTGCTTCAAACTCATCATAATAATATAAAAAGGGGGGGAGCGTATGCTCCCCTTTTACAAATATGGCAACTTGGAATAAAACAGATACTGAAACAAAAGAAGAAATATTACAACAAGAACAAAAAGATAAATGCAATTGTTCTGATAAAATTGATAAGCTAGAACAACAGATAAAAGAATTAAATACCAAATTGGAGGCAATAATATTTACTAGATAATGGCAACGTACTTAGTATTAGCAAATAGAGTTTTAAATGATTTGAATGAAGTAGAACTTACTTCTGCAAATTTTTCTAGTAGTAGAGGTATACAAACATCAGTTAAAAACTTTATTAACAGAGCGTTACATGATATCTATAATGAGGTAGAAGAACTGCCTAGTCTTCATAAAGAAACCTTTCAAGATACAAATGCAGGACAAAGAGAATATGCTCTCCCTACCACAGACTCTCCACAAACAGGGGATATACAGTGGCGTAAAATAGATTGGGATACAGTTTATTTAAAACCAAAAGAACTAATTACTAATGGTGAGTTTACATCTGACATAAGTAGTTGGACTACAATAGCAGGAGCAGGCAGTGCAGCCTATAATAGTGGCGGTAATGGTCGACTAAGATTAAATGATTTTGCAGCTCATCAGTCATTTAGCACTAGAGTAAATACAGAATATAGATTACAAGTAAGAGCATTTGATTCTAATAGTACAGGACAAGCACTGAAAGTACAAGTAGGAACTGCAGCAGAAGGCACTCAAAATTTAAATACAACATTAACTGTAACTGATTTTGGTGAAGGTGAAGTATTAGATACAACCTTTACAGCAACTGCACAAACTACATTTGTAACTTTAAATAATCCTAGCACAGCGACTAACATGGATATAGATTATGTTAGAGTGTCTAGAAACATAAGTCCTAAAAGATTACGATACATCTCTTATGATGACTACATTAGACAGTATGCAGAAAGAGATAAAACAAATTTAAGTTCAGTACAAGGTGAGCCTAAATATGTATATAAAACACAAAGTGGTAAATTAGGTTTAACACCTGTACCTGATAGGAGTGATTATTCAATTGTATATGAATATTTTAAGAAACATACTGAGTTATCTTCTTCTGGAGATACTCCTGATTTGGATGATAGATACGCTGATTTAATAGTCACAAGAGCAAGATACTACGCATATAATCTTAGATCTGATCCTGAACACGCAATGATTGCACAGAAAGAATTTAAAGATGGTATGAAAAGATTACGAGCAGATCTAGTTACTAAAGAAGAGTATATGAGAGACGAAAGAGTTAACTTAAGATACTATGGTAAAGGAATAATGTAATGCCCAATACATCTCAAATTGCACCTACAGTTGTAAGTTGTTTTGGAGGTTTAGTTTTAAACAAAGATGTATTCTCAATGAGACCTGGAGAGGCTTTACAACTAACAAATTTTGAACCTGATATAGCAGGTGGATATAAAAAAATACTAGGTACTGCAAAATACAATAGTAATATAGTACCTCAAGTATCATCATCTAGTGAGATTGTAGATATGGTTGCTATATTTAATGATGTAGTTTTAGCAGCTCGTGGTGGGACAATATCTCGTGCAGGCACAACAGGTAGTTGGACATCTGTAGTTACAGGCAAAAGCACAGCTAATCGTTATGACTTTGAAAGATATAATTATAACGGAACAGAAAAAATAATGATAGCTACAGGCGGAGATGCAGCTTTTAGTATAGATACTAGTTTTAATGTAGATGTTATAAATGCTACAGGTGGAGGAACAGCACCTACTAATCCTAAATTTGTATCATCATTTAAAAATCATATGTTCTATGCAGGCATGTCTAATGCTGTATCTACTGTACAATTTTCAGGTCCTTTTACAGAAGATGATTTTGATACAGGTGGCGGAACAATAAAAGTAGATACAACTATAGTAGGACTAAAAGTTTTCCGTGAAGAATTATTTATATTTGGTGAAGATAGAATATTTAAAATATCAGGAACATCAAGTTCAGACTTTGTAGTTGTTCCTGTTACTAGAAAGATAGGATGTGTCGATGGTAAAAGCATTCAGGAATTAGGCGGTGACTTGATCTATCTAGCACCAGACGGTTTAAGAACTATTGCAGGTACAGAGAGAATTGGTGACGTAGAATTAGGTACTGTATCAAAACAGATACAAGATAGGATAGCTGATATAGGAACTGATAATATAACATCAACCATAATTAGAAGTAAATCTCAATACAGATTATTCTTTCCTACAACTGCACAAACAGAAATATTAGCAAAAGGTATTATAGCAGTATTAAAAGCAAACCCGGAAACAGGAACATTAGGATTTGAATATGCAGATCTAAAAGGATTAAAACCTTCTTCTACTGATTCATTTTTTGTAGATGATGTAGAAACTATAGTTCATGGTGGATATGATGGATATGTGTATAAGCAAGAATCAGGTGGCGTATTTACTAGAGCATCTGATACAGAAACAATAAGAGGATTTTATAGATCTCCTGATATGCCTCTAGGAGATCCTGGCATACGAAAAAGTATGCAAAGAGCATTAGTAAACTATAAAGTTAATGAGGCAATAGATACAACAAATCAAACATTTAGATTACGATATAACTTTGATGATACAAACACACCACAGCCTGACTCATATTCATTTTCGTCAGCACAAGTGGCAGCGTTTTATAACAGCGGTTTATATGGAACATCAGCTTATGGTTCTTCAGGATTCCCTTTAGAAAGAGTATCTGTAGAAGGATCAGGGTTTGTAGTAGCATTTAAATTAGAAGATCAAAGTTCAAAACAAGCGTTATCATTACGGGGATTTGAATTAGAATATGTTAATGGAGGAAGGAGATAATGGGGGCAACCTATACAAGACAAAGTAGCAGTAGCATCGCAGATGGTTCAGTTATTGAAGCTTCTCATTTTAATAATGAGTTTGATCAATTACTAGCAGCCTTTGCTTCTAGCACTGGTCATACGCATGATGGCACTGATGCAGAAGGTGGTCCAATCACTAAACTATTAGGAACATCAATTACTATTGGTGACGCAACTGCAGGCACAGATATTACAGTTACATTTGATGGTGAGACTAGTGATGGTGTATTAAAATGGATGGAAGACGAGGACTACTTTGAGTTCTCAGATGATATACTAGTAGCTAGTACAGAAAAATTACAGTTTAGAGATACTGCAATATATATTAATTCGTCTACAGATGGGCAACTAGATTTAGTAGCAGATACAGAAATACAGATTGCAGCTACTACAATAGATATTAATGGTAATGCAGATATATCAGGCAACTTAGGTATAGGCGGTAATCTAACAGTTACAGGTACTACAACATTTAATGGTGGTACTTTAACTCTTGGTGATGCTAATACAGATAATATCGTTTTTGGTGGAGAAGTAGATTCTGATATCATACCTGATGACGATGACACACATGATTTAGGATCATCAAGTAAAGAATGGAAAGATTTATATATTGATGGCACCGCATATATAGATGCTCTTAATTTAAATGGCACAGCAGTTACATCAACAGCAGCTGAACTAAATATACTAGATGGCGTTACAGCGTCAACAGCAGAACTTAATTTATTAGATGGTGTAACATCTACTACAGATGAATTAAATTTAGTTGATGGTATTACAGCAGGAACAGTATCTGCATCAAAAGCAGTTATTGTAGACTCTAATAAAGATTTAACAGGTCTTAGAAATTTAACAATATCAGGAGACTTAACAGTATCAGGTGATGATATCACTATGGGTACAAATACTGCAGGTAATCTTTTAATAGCAGATGGTACAAACTTTAATTCTGTAGCTGTAGGGTCTTTATCAGAAATATCTACAATAGCAAACGATGATGTATTCTTAGCAGTAGATACTTCAGGTGGAGGACTAAAGAAAGTCGCTAGAAGCACAGTTGTATCGGGACTTGCAACATCAGGT